GTCGGTTTTGTCTTGTGCTGATGCAACGATGATTATCGGTCTTGGGCCAGCCGCTGCTGGTAGGTATTGACTTTCGTCAATAACATTGATTTGTACGCCGGGCGATGTTAATGCCATATTTCGCTATCCTTTAAGGTTATATTCTAGAGCATAACATGCTCTACTGTGAATATTTAGCGTTATATGGGTTTTTAGGGTTTTTTAGATAGTTTCGATTTTTCGACGCAGGTCTTCAACAGATCCATTATTTTCAATGACGTTGTCAACTGCACTGCCCACCCAACTATACTCGCTGGCATGGATGCCTTGATTTTCCAAGTGATGGCGGCCAATCGCCCACCCAATTTGACTTTCGCCTTTGTTGAAGTTTATAGCATGTTCGTACCAGTCCGGTTCGCTGCCACGTTTGACCCGCCAAACTTCGCCGCCCAGTCGTTTAATCATCTCAAGTTCGTTGGGGAATCGGCAGTCAGCAATTACAACTCTGGAAGCACTGGAGGCCAATTTACGCTCTAGACTGGCTATCCAAATGTCATCATGGAAGCCTTTGCGACATACTTCTGTGCCCCATTGCTGTAAAGCCCACCTTGGTGTAACTGTCTTGCCCAGACGTTCACTCCACCAGGGATCAACTTGCTCTCGCCACGATCTGCTTTCGTCGGTGTTGCCTTCCAGCAAGTGCCTTGGCCAAGAGAAAACTGCGGCCACTGCATCTTTGAGAGTAGCCGCAAAGCTGTCTTCGACAAAACCGTAATCACCAACTAGGATATTTGCAACGGTGCCTTTGCCGCTGCCGATGAAACCGCACAGGCCAATAATATTCTTCATACTAGTATTTTAGTAGAAAATTAGGTGCGTGTCAAGTTTTATTTTTGTTTAGGTACAGGACTGACAGTGCCTACATTTTTATCTTCGTGGCTTCTGGTGTCAGCGACTTGGCGTGTAGTAACACCCATCAACTTGGCCGCTAGTTCGATTATTCTACGTTCAGCTTCACCTGCATAGGTCACAACTGTGAGATATTCACCAAATGCGCTGGATTTTGCAAAGGGATTAATGTTATGAGTATCTGGATCTAAAGTCGCTGCCGCATGTGCCATGGCCAAACCATATCGATACTGTTTGTAGGTATCCGTGTTACCCAGTTCAGGGATAACAAATGCACCGGGTATTGCATCCGACACTTCGTCTGCCAAAGGAGCCCAGGCAGCGGCCTGTTCTTTGAGAATTTCTTTTATTTTCATATTAGCCAATGACCCAAGACATAGGCATGCTGTTATCCTGGAAGTTCTTTAGGTCTGTCAGCAATGCTTCTTTTTCTGCCTGTGCTTCACTTTTTAAACTGGCCCCGTTTAATGTTGTGCCGCCCTGCGGTCCAGCAATGCTGGCAAATTTCTCACGAGCTTGTCCCAACATCATTTTAGCTTCTGCCAAGGCATAACTTTTCAACCAAGGCTTAATATAAATGTCACCCAACAGTATGTGATCTGGTTTATAATTGTTTACTCGCAGTGCCACTATTTCTTTAGATAGAAATTTTCTAGGAACCATTAGTCGACGAGTGCTACTGTCAAAATGATATGTTACATACCCGCCGAACATTTTCATACTCAGTTCTTGATACTGAGCAAAAAGTTCATAAGTTAAGAGGCCGCCCAGCTGTCCCGAGTTAATCAGATAACTGTTTACATAGGCCGCTTGAAAGGGATCGAACAACGAACTGCCGGCAGACTGAGTGCCTACACCTCGGCGTAATATTTCTCTCACTGAGATAATCTCTGCGGGCAAAGTATACTCCACAGTTTCAGGTTGCAATTCTAAGAATGCATAACTTTCCTCTGTGCTGTTTGCGCCACGTTGGCGGTACACATCTATTGCTTGTTCCAAGGCACTGTTGTAGTGCGCTGGATCAAGCTCAACATCTACCATGCCATCGCCGAGACGCAACCGGATATAGTCGTATACTTCTTGTCTTGGGTCTGCCATAAATGTCCTCGTTATGGTATTTACCTAATTTAGACAGTTCGCATGATCAATGTATATTCGTTGCCACGTCCGTTCATACGATGCTCCACACTCTTGATGCTGTCAAACCACTTCTTCAATTGGTTCTTGCCCAGGGTTTGAAATTCTGCCATCTGAGTCAGTGGCTTTCTCAACGTCTTTTGAACGCTGGTTGCTTCACTAAAGCCAACCCAGCTATTGCCTTTGATGCCCACACACCCGGTGTATTGTCCCCGATACACACCCAGCTTCTTGGTCTTGCTGTTGTACACCCACACATCTGTTACACCAATGCAATCTGCAGGATTAGCACCTTTGAGTTTGAGCTCTGGGAATTCCATGAGCTTCTTAAACTTGGCCACAACCTTGTTGACATCGGTGGGCTTCTTCTTGCGAACGGTGTTGGCTTTCTTTTGGATGATTTGTTTTTGTGCAGTGCTACAAATTTCATCAAGAAACGCAATCAATGTCTTGAGTGTTTTAATACTCATGTGTTGATAACCTTCACGCAGTTGTTCGCTGTTGTCATCTTTGAGTGACTTGTCTTGTTTCACTAGCAGTGCTTCTTTGAACTCGTTGAACTCTGGAGTAATGAGTTCAATAATACGTTTGTATTGAGGTTGACCAAATCCTTGTCCTGCAAGATTAGCTCGAATAGTTGTTGCTCCGGTGCTGACAATTTCATCAATTGCCGGGTCGATGATGTCACCTATGTAACTGCGAGCCTGCGTCAAAATACGTTCTTGGATAGTGGGCTGGGCCGCTTTGACAGCCTTGGCCAACTCTTTGGCTTTTTCTGTTGCTTCATTGGCCGCATGTTCGTTTTTAGTTTTTTCAAAAGCGTCCACTACCGCTTGCCAAATTTTAGCAAAGTCTTGTTCAGCGAAAGGGAATCCACGCACACTCATTCGGGCCATGTGTGCATACGTTCGACTGATGACCTTGTCGGGCACCTTCTTCAGCAGGGCCATGTCTTCTTTGATTGTCTCGGGACGCTTGACTTTGATGAAGTCCTCAAGGAAGCCACGTTGCTCAGAATTTGCGGCATAGTTGAGCCAGTTCAATCCACGCATGATTTCGATGTTGTAAGTGCGGTTTGACTTGGGTCCGGGTTCTTCAAACTCAAAATTCTCAGGCCACGTTGGCTCTTCGCCGTTGTATTTTATATCCAAGGCAGTCAATTTGATCTGCGTTAGTTTGATACCCACTTGGTTAGTAGGGGCTTTCCTCTGAGCAGTCTGGGCTCTTGCCATATAAATTACCTCCAAAAATATTGTCTATGTTGTTATTATATACTCTTAGTGCCGCCTTGTCAACCAATAAATAAGTATATTGGAGAATACTTATGCCCCGACTTAGCCTTTGGCGCCCAGAATATAGCAAGGATTACTATTGGCACGACCGCCAAAGCCGGGAATTCTTCTATGTTGGCGGTGTTGGACTCATTGTCCACAAATATTTAGGGGCAGAAACCGATCCAGCTGACAGTACAGGCCCTGCTCAACCCATTGGTGATGCCAGTACTTCTAGAATCCAAGATTTACTATTGTTAGAAAATCGGGACAGAAAATACAGCAAAGATTTATACGAGCTTCGTGGAATATACAATCAAAATGATGTTGATTTCGATCTAAGCCAATTTGGATTATTTTTAGCCAACGACACTATATTTGTCAACTTCCATATCAACGACATGGTTGAACGTATTGGGCGTCCGTTGATGAGTGGAGACGTTATTGAATTCCCCAATCTTAAAGACCCATTTGCATTACATGATGTTGCCAAAGCATTAAAAAGATTTTATGTAATTCAAGATGCCAGTAGATCAAGTGAAGGGTTTAGTCCTACCTGGTTCCCGCACGTATGGAGAGTTAAAGTTGGGCCGTTAGTTGATAGTCAAGAATTTAAGGATATCCTCGGCACTGGTGCCAACGCAGACGATTTATTCAACCATCTAAGCAATTACAATAAAGTTAAAGAAGTCAACGATGCAGTGGTTGCACAGGCCGAAGTTGACGTGCCTAAAAGCGGCTATGACACCAGCATGTTCTGGATTAATCCAACTACCTCCACCGGTCAACCAAATGTCATTGACAACAATGACGGTACTCCAAC